TCCATCACCGTCGGCGGCTCTTCGCTCCTGAGCAAGGGCGGCACGGTGCAGAGCTCCACGCTCACGCTCGCCACCAACGATGCCATCCGGGGCCAGGTGACGATCCGCATCGAGCGGTAAGCCTGACGGAGGCCCGTCATGGCTACATACGCAACGGGCGTCACTGCAACGTGGGACGGCACGTCATTCGGTGAAGTCACCGAGTTGCGCGTGACTCACGGCGGCTCGCTGCCGCTGGCTCGTGCGAGTACGTGGACGCTTGACGTGGGCACTATAGAGATATCGTGCCTGACGACTGCGAACATCTCGACGGCCAAGTACGCCAAGCGTGCTGCGGTTTCGATTGCGGGCGGTGGCCTTGCCTACTCCGGCACCGCCGTGCTCGAGAAGTTCACGCTCCAGGGCATTGCCAATGACGTGGCGCGGTACACCGTCACGTTAAGGATCCAACCATAGGAGATGCCATGGCTCTGACTGTGCAGGAACTCGCCGCCCAGATTCTCGCCTCGGACGATCTGTCCGTGCTCAAGGTTACGGTGCGTGAGTGGAAGGACGCCAGCGGTAAGCCGCTGGTGCTCGGCATCCGTGTGATGACCGTCGAGGAGCGGGACTCCTACGAGAAGGAGTGGATCGGCAACAAGGAGCGGGGCATCGACAACTTCCGAACGAAGTACCTGGCCCGCTGCCTGTGCCACCCCGAGAGTGGCGAGCGGCTCTTCGACGAGCAGGGCATCGAGCAGCTGGCGAAGAAGTCGTCTGCCGTGGTGTCGAAGCTCTTCGAGCGGGCCATGAAGCACAACAACATGACCGAGAGCGATGTGGAGGAACTCGCAAAAAACTGAAGACCCGGCCGATGCGGAGGTTTCTTTTCCGCCTCGCCGGGCACCTAGGCATGACGGTGCGGGAGTTGTCTCGCCGCATGGATTCGCAGGAGCTCAGTGAGTGGGTGGCGTTCACCCGCTACTACCACGCTCTGCCGGATCCGTGGCAGCAGACAGGCTTGCTCACCAGTGCCGTGCTCGCACCGTACAGCGAGAAAGGCAAAGCACCGAAGGCGTCCGATTTCGTTCCTACCGAGAAGCCACCGCAGACATCAGAGGAGATGGCCCGAGAGCTCGCCAAGCTCGCAGGCATCTTTGAGCAGTAGCCATGTCCAACATCCTCTCACTTGCGATGAAGGTTTCCGCCGACGCCTCTGGCGTGGTGAAGAACCTGACGCCGGCCGAGCGGGCGCTTGAGAAGCTGGGACAGAACGCCGACAAGCTCACGAGCGTTTTTGACCAGTTCGCCGGAAGCAGTGAAGCGGCGGCCAACGCTCAGCGTGCTGCGGCTGCAAGTTTCGACGCTCTCGTGACGCAGTTGAAAGGCGGCGAGATAAACGCCGAGCAGTTTGCCGAAGCGTACGCGAAACTCGGCAAGGAGATTGAGAAGGAAACGAAGCTCCTGCAGCGTGCGTCCGAGATCACCCGTGCGAACATCAGCCCGCAGGAGCGGTACACCGAGGCGGTTGACGAGCTCAACGACCAGTTGCGTGCCGGCCGCATCTCGCAGGAAACCTACAACCGAGCCCTGGAGAAGGCCCAGCGGGATCTCGACAAGACGAGCGACAACGCCAAGAAGGCCGACACCAGCCTGGAGTCACTGGCTCGCAACACGAAGATCCTCGCCGGCATCGAGCTCGGCAGGCTGTTCGTGGACGGCGTCCAGGCAATCGCCAACGTGTTCCGTGACGTGGCCAACCGAGTCACCACGCTGGTGTCCAGCGTCAACTCTGGCATCGATTCACTCAACGATCTGTCGGCCCGCACTGGCATCAACGTCGAGGCCCTGCAGGGCTACTCGCTGGCTGCGAAGCTTGCCGGCGTGGACACCGAGCAGTTCGGCACCGCCGTGCAGCGGCTGGCCGTGAACATCGGCAAAGCCACGCCGGGCGACGCACTCGACAAGGCTCTCAAGGGCATCAACCTGTCGCTGGCGGATCTGCGGGCGTTGTCACCCGAGCAGCAGTTCTCAGAGATCGGGCAGGCCATCTCGCAGCTGCCAACGGCCGCAGACCGTGCTGCCGCCGCTGTCGCCATCTTCGGCAAGCAGGGGGCCGCCCTGGCTCCGCTCTTTCGTGAAGGGGCGGCCAGCATCGAAGAACTGCAGGCCCGTGCCGAGCGGCTCGGCATCATCATTAGCGAAACGCAAGTCAACAACGTCGCCGACATGAACGACGCTTTTGACTTGGTGGCCGCAACCGTCAACGGCATCGTGGGCCAAGTGATTGGTAACCTCGCGCCGGCCGTGACGGCTGTAACCAACGAGTTTCTGCGATTCGTCGAGGAGTGGAGCGGAGCGCAAGGCACCGGCGGCACCGGCATCGCCAATGCCATCACTGACGTGCTGCTCGAGGGTGCGTCCTACTTCGCCGCCATCTTCGACAAGTTCGTGGAGGAGTTTGGCAACCTTGGCGAGGTGTTCGCATTCTCGGCCGACGTGTTCGATGTTACTGCCAAAGTGCTGCTCAGTGTCTCTGAAGCCTTCCGTGTGGTGTTCAACGTCTTGCAGCTGGGCATCGACGCACTCATCGTCGGCTTCGGCAAGGTGCTTGAAGGGCTCGGCAGTTTTGTGGACTCCGACCTAGAGGAGTACGGCCGAGCGTTGGTGGACGCCGGCATGGAGTCCACGGAAAGAAACTCTCGTGAGATGGAGGCCGCCGCAGCCAACGCTGCCGAGACGTTCAACAGCATCTTCACGGGTGGCACCGGAAACGCCGGGCAGGCAGGCGAAGGTGCCGCCTCGCAGTTTCTCGCCGGGCTGCGAGCCGAGATCCAGAACGCCCGCCTGCCCGAAGTGCAGGTGCAGGCCAACCTTACCTCAGCCACGGCAGAGCTTGACCAGTTCTTGGCCACCGCTGAGGGCGGTGCGTCTGAGTTCTTGCAGCAGTCACAGGCCACGCTGGCCACGTTCTCGCAAATGGCGGCTGAGGGCGAACTGACTGCCGACCAGATCGAGATCATGAACGGATTCATGGAGCGGCTGAACGGCGAGATTACCAAGGAGCGGCAGCTGCGGCAGGAGGCTGCCGACGCTGCACAGGCTCAGGCCGACGCAGACGGCAAGCGGCTCGACCAGCTGCTGCAGACCAACGACGAGGCGGCACGCATCGAGCAGGACTTGTTAGTCGTCCAGCGTGAGCAGGCCCGTGTGTCGGAGCAACTGGCCGCAGCACGAGAGGCCAACAACGTCGCCGACGCAGACGCCGCTGCCGCCCGCCAAGGCGAGCTCGACCAGTTGCAGGCCAAGCTTGAAGACCAGCAGCAGGCCCTGGAGCAGGGCTTCGGCCAGGGCTTCCAGGCTGCGTTCCAAGCGGTTGACGAGAACATCAACGGACTGATTGCCAAGTCTCAGGAGTTTGGCCAGGCCGGGTTCGACGCTGCGTTCCGCTTGCAGGAAGGCATCGCCGCTGCCCAAGAGCAGGCATCCGCCGGCATCCTCAACAAAGAGGCGTTCGACGCCGAGGTGGCCCGGCAGCAGGAGCTGTTTAACAACGAGATTAAGAACCTAGAGGAGATTCGGGCAGAGAAAAAGAAAGACGCAGACCAAGCAAAGCGTGACCAAGAAAAGGCACAGGAAGACGCCCTGCGGCTACAGCAGAGGTACGCCGACCAGCAACGCCAAGCCGCCGAGGCCGCCGCCAACGAGCAGCGGCGTGTGCAGGAACAGATTTTCCAGTACCAGCAGAAGCTCTTGGAAGAGCAGCAGAAGGCCGCCGAGGCTGAGGCCAAGCGGCAGGAAGAGCGGCTCACCAAGCTGAATACGCTCGGCTCGCAGACCATCACGGGCAGCGACATCCGCACCGCTGAGGGTGCCGCCCTCGTGCTGAACCTGACGGCCAACGCTCAGGATCCCCGGCTCATTCAGGAGCGGCTGCAGACCAAGCTGCTCGAGCGGATCGCCACGGGCATCGGCCAGGCGGCCAGCAACTACTTCAACCAGCCGGTTGCCATTGTGGGCTACTCGTCATTCGGGGATCGAAACTGATGGGCATTGCATCGAGCCACGAACTTGCCCGGACGTACGAGGCCGAGCTCGGCATCCCCGAGGTCGCCGTGCGTCGATGGAATCTGGTGCTGTCCAACGACACGCTACAGAACAACCCGCTTACCGAGACGGAGGTTATCTCTCATCTCAACCTTGGCACGTGGGGGGCCGCTCACCCAACGTGGACGCACCTTGGGCTAAGGAAGGTGAGCGTAATCGAGCGTGCAGGAGACTCTCCTTACCACGCGGAGGCGGTCGCCGAGTATTCGTTTATCTCATCGGAACTGGTTCTGGCACCGACAAGCAGGCGTGCCGATTGGAGGTTTGAGACGCAGCCCGGTCAAGTTCCCGCGCTCTACTACTACCACGACTCGTCGCCGGGTGCGTTCAGCGGGAACAACGACGTTCGGCCTCTGACCAACTCGGCCTATGACTATCTGGAGGGGCTAGTCACGGATGAGGCACTCGTGCAGATCACGATCACGAAGAACTTCTGGCCGTTCCCGCAGGCGTACTTCGGGATGCAGAACTTCCTCAATAGCGAGACGTACATGACCTGCGCCCGGTACACGCTGAAATGTGCTGGCGTCACGACCGACTACACGCAGGAGTTCTTCGCCAACACGACGTACCAATACTGGGCCACGCAGATTCAACTCCAGTTCCGTGCCAGCACGTGGGTTCTCCAGATTCCCGACGTTGGGTGGAACTTTCTCAACGGCGGCGTCAAGCAGCGCGCGATGGTGTTCGACGAGAAAAACTCAGAGTGGGTCGCCTCGGCGAATCCGGTCGGCCTCAACGGCAGCGGCCAACAGACGCTCGGCCAGCCCGCTATCCTCTATCGGCGAGTCAACCCTGCGATGGACTTTACCTCGCTGCTCGGCGTTCCGCCGACGACAGGAACGTGGCCGATTGGCTCGCTGTAATGGCACGCAAAAGAGGCCCACTCGACGCCGTGCAGTTCACGCGCGAATCCGCAGAGCGGATTGCGGGCGTGGTGCGTCAGGCTGAGTTGACGCCCCCGGCGGCTTCGCCGCTTACGTTCGCCAAGCGGTTTGAGGATCGCGCCCCGAAGCAGGTGCGGGCTGCGACGTTCTCAGGCTCGTGGCCGATTGGCAGCACGAAGGTGGTCACGCTCAAGTACGCACCGACGGCTACCGTCAACGCCGTCAATCTGTCGTGGCCGATCACGCTGACGGCGTATAGCAACGAAGACTGCATCGTCGGCCGTGAGGGGACGAACTGGTGGCTGGTCGTGCCGAAGTTGGAGGCACGCACTGCGGTGTTCGGCACGCAGACGGCCACGGCGTCTTTCGCCACTGGTACGTCTACAGCCACTTACGTGAGCGGCACCGCGAACGCCACGGTCGTGTCAGGCGTCACGGCGAACACTGCAACGATCACGTTCCTGTCTGACGTTTCCGTCACGGCGTCGCTGAATACCGCTGACTGCTCGATCACTGTCGGCGTCACCAAGTCCAACGGCACCGCCACGGCCGTTCAAAGCGTCAGCGTCTCGACCGCCAGCGTGCAGGTGGCATCCGGCACTGCGACCGCTGTCTTTGCCTCGGGTATGTCGAGCGTGACGTTTATCACCGGCACAGTCACCGCCACGTTCCTACGCATACGGGTGCCGTGATGGTTTGCCCGTGCTGCGTGCCGCCGCCGCCTCCGTGCGATCCGTGCCTCAACTGCGAGTTTCCTGACGATCAGAGCGAAACCACGTTTGCCGAGCCCACAGGCCAGTGTGCGGTCAACTTTCCTGGCGGTGGGTTTAGTCCATCTTCTCGATCCAAGACGTACTCTCGGCCTAACCCTCTGCCGGGCGGTC